AGGATGGGGTCAACGTGCTCGGGCTTATCACGCCACCATCACCTTACTTCCATCCGGCCCAGGCTCCACTTCGATCCGAGTGGGGAAGGCCTCTTTAATCTCCTCGACGTGGCTGATGACTATAACCTTCGCGAAGTCCTTCTCAATGGCCGCTATAGCCTCCATGAGCCGTTCGCGCCCATCAGCGTCCTGGCTGCCGATGCCCTCGTCCAGGACCAACAGCCGCAAGCTCGCCCCAGCTCTCCGAGCCAAAAGCTTGCTCAGTGCAATCCTGATGGCGAAGTCAATCCTGAACTTTTCGCCGCCGCTGAATGTCTCATATGGGCGTTCCCCGCGCCAGTCGCTAATGATGATGTCCAGAGTTTCCGAGACTGCGCCCTTAACTGATTTTAGTTCCCGCTGGGTCTCAAACCGTAAGTTCATACCGTTGGAAGTCATACGCCCTAGGATTTCATTGGCAATGCTCTCCAGCTCGGGGATGGCGTTCTCGATGATTAAGGCTGGAATGCCATCACGGCCAAAGGCCCGCACAAGGGTCTGATACTTCACTTGTAGCGACGCGATTTGAGCGAGCTTACCCGACAGGTCCTCGGCCTCTACCCGCAGGTCATCAATAGCCTTCAGTCGTTGCTCGACCATGCCAAAATCCCGCTGGAGGGCCGCCAGCGCCCGATTGCACTCGTCGATGTTGGCTTTAAGGGATGTCGCCTCATTCCCGAGTTTTGATTGCTCGGCCCATAGCGTAACCCGGTCCTCGAGCTGCCGCGCTATCTCTGCCCGCCTGGCCGTCCGCTCGCCAATTTGTTCCTTGTACCAAGCAAACCGTTTTTCCGCCTCGGCCACCACTTGGCGAGCTGCCGGCAGTTCATCCTTGGCTGCCGCCCACCGTTCAAGGTTGGGGAGAGAAGCCTTAAGCGCCTGCAGGTCCTTCAGCTCGGCCTGTAGCTGGCGTCCTTCGTCGGCAAGGGCCGTATATCTTGCCTCGATATCGGCCAGACTTTCTTTTGCCTGCCGTTCCTGGTGCTTGAGGTTCTGTAACAGTTCAGCTTTGGCCCCCAATTGCGCCGCCTGTTCAGCTTTATGCCGCAAGGAAGTGGCCAGGTTTCTCAGCTGCTGCCGAACGGCAGGGTCGTAACCAAGAGCATCCTTCTTAGCCCGCAGTTCACGCCAGTGTTGTTCCAGGCGCTCCACTTCCGATTTATCCAGGGTATCTAGTTCCGTCTGCACTTCAACCATGCGGGATTTAGCCTGCTGGGCATCAGCCAGGAACCGGCACGCCGCCCGGTCAGGGTCAATACATCCGCTGTCCGCAAGCATGGCCGTCTTGGTTTTCAGGGTTTGTAGCTCTTTTTCAAGTTCCCTGGTCCTGGCCTCAAGCTCTAAGCTGGCCCGTTCCCATCTTTGTCGCGCGTCTTTTACCTGCTGGTCCAGTGTCAGCCACTGATCTCCAAGAACATCGATGGCCTCAAGGTCTGCCGTTGCCTTCTGGTATTGTTCCGCTGCTGCTTCCAGCTCGGCGCGGTTAGACAGCAGGCTATTAATTTCCCGGATTTGCCCGGCTATCTGGGTAAGGGATCGGGATGCTTGCGCCTTCTGGCTTTCCAGCCTTCTGGCCTCATCACCCACCGCCTGGAGTCGCGGTTGCTTGGCCTCAAGGGCGGCTATCCGCGCTTTAACTTGCTCTAATTCGGTGATCTTGGCTAAGATTTGTTGCTCGCTGGATAGTATCTTCCGGGCCCGATCCACCTGACGTTCCAGGTCGGCCCGTTCTTGCTGCAGGTTTTCAATCTCCCGGGCCAACCTTTCATCCTCGGAAGATAGGGCATCATAATGGGCAATCTTGGCTTCCAGTTCTGCCTGCTGCCGTTTCACCTGGTCAAGCTGCTCCTGCAAAGCCTCCAGTGCGGCGGTCTTTTCCGTAATGCTGGTTTCAATCTCTGCCTTCCTGGCACTCAGGTCGGAGGCCTCGCCCAGTTGGGTCTCGATGGTTGCCTGACGGTCTTTAAGTGCCTTGATCTCACCGTCCAAGGTCTTGGCCTTTTCCTTGGCCGCCGCTTGCAGACGGTCATAAACCTCCAGCCCCAGGATTTCACCCAGGACTTTCTTCCGTTCCGCCGGTCCCTTGACCGTGAATTCATTGCTGCGTCCCTGGAGGATAAGGCAAGAACTGGTGAAAGTCTCCTGGGTTACTTTAAGCAGGTCCTCGATCCGCTTCTCCGTATCCCTGATATTTGAGCCGGATAGAGATTGCCAGCCGTCCCCGTTGCGGGCTTGAAGTTCCAGTCCCGACTTGCCCCGGCCCTTGGTGCTCCTGGAACGCATTACCCGATATTCCTGCCCATTGAGCAGAAACTGAACCTCTGTGGCCATGTCTTGCTCGCCTTTACGGACCAGGTCGTCGAGATTGCCCGTCCTGCTGGCGCCGAAAAGGGCATAGAGTAAGGAGTCTGTGAAAAGGGTGGATTTCCCAGCACCGTTGGGGCCGCTGACTACCGCCAGGTGGATGCCTGACAGGTCTACTTCCTCGTGACTATAAGTACCGAAATTGGCCAGGCTTATCTTGGTCGGTTCCATTAAATCGCCACCTCCTGCAAAAGATCCTGAGCAAGGCCGGAGAGACCATCATCAGGAATATTGTTTTTATCCAGATACTTGAGCAGGGCATCCCGGACGCTCATGGCCTCGGTTACTTCCTCATCCCTGGCCCGGTTGGCCCGTTCAACCTCGGCCTGGATGCCGGCCACATAGTGGGCTCCGGCCATGTTTAGGCGGCGGATGATCTCCTGATGATTGACCATCTTTGCCACTTCCTCAGGCGCCCGGTACTTGACCCGCACTATTGCGCCGGTGGTATCCGGCAGCAGGAGGAAGGACCCGTCCGGATAAGTGCCGGAAAGGTCGTCATAGAACCGTTCCAGGTCCTCCGGTGTCTCAAGATCGGCCTCCACGGTTACGAACTTCCGCGCTGGCGTCTTGTGGAACTCGACCACCGGCACCTGGCCAGGCTCCAGTTCGACCGATAGGTATCCTTTGTCCTCGTCGGCTTCCCCAAAGTCAATTCGCTCCGGATTGCCGCTGTATGCCACCCGCGGTGACAATTGCTGGAACTTGTGGATATGCCCCAGGGCCACATAATCAAACCCCAGCGTCTCCAGCTCGGCAGTTGGCAGGATAGGTTCCGCCCCCAAGAATATGTTCTGGCCGTTTGAGAGCTCGGCGCCGGTAACTGACAGGTGGGCCATCAATATGGATGGCATTCTTGGATCGCGCTGGCCCGCGAAATGGCGCACGATGTCCATAGCCTTCTCGCCCAGGAGCTTGTTAATCTGCTCCAGCGTGAGGTCGCGATATTCTTCTTTTTGCAAAAGGGTTGACTTGGTGAAGTGAGGAAGTGAGAACACCTGTACCGGGCCTGATTTGGTGTGGATGACATCCGCTGCTGGCCTGGTTCGCACCGTCAGCCCGGGAATATTCATGGCTGTGATTACATCCCATGCGCCCTCGCTGCCGTCATTTGGGGTGTCGTGGTTGCCGGATATAGCCACCACCGGCACCCTGGGCGCAACGTGGGCCAAACCGTTGGCTACGGTGAGGATTTCACGGTATGACGGTCTACGGGTTTTGAAGGCATCGCCAGCGAACACCACCAGATCATACATTCCGGCCTGGGCATCGTTGGCGATATGGTACAGCATGTTCTCAATGTCTTTGAGGCGGGAGTTCACCCCGGCCACCGCCGGGCCGGGGTATTCTCCCATGTGCAGATCTGCAAAATGGAGAACGCGGATGCTCATCGTCTGCCACCCGCCTTTCCGTTCTTGCGGGCAGCCTTCTGGCATTCAGGGCATAAAACCCTGCCCCATGTCCGCTGGCTATAGTCTCGAATGGCCTCCGGCGTCCAATTTCCCGAGGGCGTGATCACCTGGCCGCACTCCTCGCATGCAATGGTGTCCTGTGCCACTTCTGTCGACGGATCATCTTGCTCCCAGGGTGGGACTTCTTCTGTTTGCGCTGCGGGTGTAATTTCAGCCTCGTCAGGGTCATCCGGGCCAATCTCAACCACAGCCTGCTGCTGGGATCCATCGGTTAAATACCGCTGTTGAAGCTCGTTGCTTGGGCGCGATCCGGCTCCGAACAACTCCACCACTGAGCCGGCGTATTTAGCGGCCACGGCCCGCTTCATCTCCGGGTCGGCCATGTTGGGCACCACATAGGCGACAGCGAAAGGCTTCTGGAGTTCTGCCGCAGGGTAGGTCGGACTAATCATCAGAGCTTCTCGCAGTGCCCTATTCAACGCCTTAGTCTCGCAATGCTCTGTCCGGTAAGGAAAGAACTGATCGAACTGTTTATCGGTCATTTTCTTCCGCTCGTCTTCCATGCGCAGTTCTTTGGTGGCTCTGACCATGCGCCATGTGCCGGAAGGCTCTGGAACGGCAATGGTCACCTGGTAGGCCACGTCGTCGGAACTGGGACAATCCCCGCAACGAGGTGCCATCCTCGTCTGCCGGGCAATTTCGGCGCACCGCTGGCACTTTTGGGGCGTTACCGGCCGGCTGTCCACTACCTGAATATTGGCCGCCGCCATCAGCTTTGCCAGCCCCTTCTTGGTAAGAGCAAGCTCGCCGTTCTTCTCGGCGTAAACGTCCTTACCGCTCTTAGGGTCGGGGTTGATCTGGACCTGATTAATTACGACCTTGTGCAGAGGGCTGATCTCCTGCATGGTTTTAACAGGTATCAGCAGGTTGAATTTGCTGGGGGGATACTCGTTGATGACCGCAATAGCGGTCTCGTTTACTGCCACTTATGCCACCTCCTTGCTCAACAACTGGGCTACCGTCTGCAGTGCCCTGAACTCGTTTAGCAGCCGGTTATAAGCCACCCGGGCTATACTTAACCGGGTCTCCGCCTCTGCGACCACCTGCCTGGCTTCCGCTGTAAGGGCGGCCATCTGGGCCTTGCGCTCGGTTTCGTTCTTGCCGGTGATGGCGCCGTTCAGGATGGCGTCCTTCTCGATGGCCGCCACTTGCTCCCGGGCCGTGTCAACAGCCTGGGACATAGTCAATACCTGCTTTTCCGCTACCTCGATATCAACCGGAAGCACCAGCAGGCGCTCGATTAAGGTCTGCTTATCCATAAGAAATCCTCCTTCGTTATTGGTTTACGGCCTTCTTGACCGCTCCGGACCGCTCCCAATTGAGCCAGGTCCGCATAGCCAAGAGGTAAAGCCCAAAGTCTTTGTTCTTGCCTACAAAGGCTGCGATCATACGTTTCACAAATCATCCTCCTAACTCGCCCGTCGGGCGGCTCGTTTAGCCGTTCTA